CACCAACACTTTTACTGAAAATCATGAGTTCAGAGCTGGTGATATTCTTGCTATTTCTCGAAAAATCAAAAAACAGATCGAGAGCTCTAGAGAGGAAGATGATCTATGATTTTTCAGCTAGATTCCTTGCCAGATAATGAGTCCTATCTTTGGGGTGATTTTCTCGAACTATGGGCAACAGTTAGCCCTGATAAATGTTTTAGTCGAGGTGAGTTAGCAAGCATATGTAGGTCACAAGCAAAACCTAAAACCAGAGGTTATGCAGATGATAAATGGACGTTTGCAACATCTTTTATTGATACAAGGATAGCTTTGTTTGGTCATGATTATCCTTTCTACTTTTCAGATGATAAAGATACCATATTTCTAAAAAGTGATAACGTTGATGATTTTAATCACTTAGAGAAGTTATATATAGCTCTGCTAGCTTGTGCAAACATTAAATATATCAAACTTGATGACAGGGATATTTGCACCGGTTCTTTTGAAAAAATAAGCTATCCTATTTTTGAGTCATTAATGCCTATGCATGCAACAGTAAAGCATTGCTGGGCAAGTGCAGGTAATCTAGGCGTTTATACTGGTTTGTTGATTGATAAAATGACTCAAATCGCAAAAGATTTCAGGTGCACTGCAAACTTCAATGCTACACATTTTAAACCAGGTGATAGAGGCGATGGCGGAATAGATATTTTAGCTTGGTATGATATGGGGGATGAACGAGAGTCGATTCCAATTGCCCTTGCTCAATGTGGATGTTCAAAAACAGAATGGGTTGTTAAGCAGCTATCTGCTCAACCCGCTAAACTTTGGAATCAGTTGCCTGCATTACATCCATGGGCGACATATTATTTCCTTCCTCAAGATTTGAGATGGCATAATTGTGATTGGGCGCACAGAAGCGACTTTGGAAGTGTCATATTTGTAGATAGGTTAAGACTAATAAATTTAACAAGAAGATATCAAACAATAAATCATCAACATAACATTAATTTTGTTGATGATTTAATAAATATGCAGTTTACTCTTGATTAATCCCAAATATTTGGAAGAGAGCTAGCGACCGCCTCAAAAAGTGGAGGCGGCACTGCATTACCTACAACAGTATATTTCATATTCATTGAAGCCTTTTCGGTTTCAGGAAATGTCAAATCTCCAAAACCTTGTAACCGTGCCGCCTCACGATAACTGAAACGTCTGGCTGGTAGATCTGAAATAAACTGCCATTGATCTGGCCCCACTTTTTTAAGTTCAGGGCTAACAGGGTGCAGGGGCATATGCCTTGGGTTTGCGACTATTGTTTTAGATATTTGCGACCAATCTTGGCGCCGATTTCTAGACAGGTAATACCAGTGGAAATCGGCATCATAATATTCGCCTTCTGGCCAATCAGGCAGATCTCCAATTGCATCTTTGATATTGGATATAGGATTCAGTCCTAAACCATGCGTTGGGTCTGGAAACTTATATTCCAAACCATATTTTTCATGTATACCGACAATGAAAATTCGCTTCCTATCTTGCGCAACACCAAAATTGGAAGCGTTAAGAATTTGTGATTTAACTCTATACCCGGCTTCAGTAAAAACTTTGAACTGATCCTTTAGGAGATGCTCAAAATTACTTCTAACCATACCAGAAACATTTTCAACAATAAAAGCCTTCGGCTTTATAAAATTCAATGCTCGAGCAAACTCTAAATAGAGTGTGTTTATTTTTCTATCCGCCTGACGAACGCCGCCCTGGCTAAAGCCCTGGCACGGATAGCAACCGACTAACAAATCTGCTTTCGGGAAATGTTCAATATTAGCAACGCTACCTAAAACATAATCAGTCTCAGGATGGTTTGAAAGATAAACATCTCGCGCGTAAGGTAGAATGTCATTGGCCATTAAAACGTCGAAGCCAGCCTTAACGACTCCTGCGTCTGAACCACCACAACCTGAAAAAAGTGATACTACCGTTGGCATTGAGTGTCTCCCTAAAATCATGCGGTCATTATAGCCAATGCCATGCTTCTGAGCAGTAAGTATCTCAACCTTCTTCTGCTACTGTAGCAACGACGTTAGAGAAGTATGGCAACTCAATGCATCCAGCTATCACTTGACAAGCATTATGAAGCAGAGCATTCGAACGTTTGTTGCCTTCATCTGGACTGAAACACATCTGCATAATGTTCGTATAGCCGCCTATCGAACCCGCACTATAGTTTCAGCAAACAGCGCGCATACCCGCTTGCGGGCGTCCCCCTATAAAGCATTTATCTCCAACTGGCTAAGTTTGAGTTCTTATCGAGCATGATTTCAATACGCATAACTTTGAAACATCGATTTTACTTATCAAGCGGCACAGCCGAAAAAACGACCGAAAACTGCTGATTGGTCATTGAGGTGTTACGCGCTATTTCTGCGATGAGATTTAAGGCGATCACCCTGTCCTGGTCCCTGCAGATCCCCTCAGAAGTAAGCCGCGCAATCAATTCTACCCGCTCAAGCATTACTCGCTCTTTTAAACCGTTATCCATGTGCCCTCCCCACTAAAATACTGTCTATTTATACAGTATCACAGCATTTACAGGTTGAGGAAGAAAAATGTCCCAGCCGAATTAATTTTTTATCTAGCTGATAAGGAAGATTTTTATCTACGACTGATCTTAAAAATCAGCCTGTCGGAAAACTTAATCATCTGATTGTCAGCTACTAAAGAATTTCAAGCTACAGGCTATCATTTTCCGCTTTTTGTACGGTGCTTTTCCGCTAAACGGTTAAAGCGTTCTAATACTAAAGACTGTTTCGGCTCCAATATTGGCCGGGCCAGTTCTCCATTAGGTAAGCTGCGGAACATTTGATCGGCGATTTTAGTCTGTGTGCCCCCAAACAGACGCACTGCTATCCCGCGGCTGATAGTTTCACCGCTTAAATCTCTCACCTGTGCGATTACGTTGTCGCACGCAGCTTCGATTTTGTCAGACCGCCTCAGCTTCCGATGCCGCTTTTCTGGCTTCTGCGCCCTTATCCGGCTTAAAAACTGACGTCGTTCCTTCCTGCTCATGCCGTCCAGGTCGATTTTTTCGAAACTTTCCGGTGGATTTGAATCCTCAGATCTCAAACTCCCCGTACAGTTATTGACAGAACTCCGAGAGGACGCGGACGCGTCCTTAAATTCAAAACCCAAATCAACGGCACGTTTCGGAACAATCTTCCATTGCATCAGACGGGTTAAAATTGGCGTATCGTCGCCAACTTCAGTTGCGTAAACACCCTTGATACGCACGGTTTCCTCTCCGTACTCATTCATGTCTTCGCTTGCCTGATACCACGTGCGCACAGCCAGCTCGTCGCGGCGCACAAACGGGCCACCCTGCGCGTTAACGTATCCGGCCCAGTCTCCTGCGTCGGCGGCATCATGCGCGGCCGCAAACTCAACGCTCAGGCCGTGCGCGGTTTCGCTGTCTGCCATGCGGCGCAGCTCGCGGTAAACCGTGACCGGCGCACCGCCCACAAACTGAAATTGGCGGATGTGCCAGCGTGCCGCCCAGGCAGAAACTGCCGAGGCGGTTTCCTTAAGGTCTTTGCCGCTTTCGTCGTCGGTCTCACCGTCCAGCGCATAGCCGTCGATATTTTTGGAAATGTATTTAGCAACGTAACCCGTTGCGCTGCCTTTCTCTGGATCGATAGCCTCGGCGTGAAAACGTGCCTTACGGGCCTTGTCTGTCGTCAGCTCGCTGCTATCTTCCTGCCAGGCGTAATCGCGCATAATTTCGCGCACGCGCTCAGCCTGCTCAGGGCGCATGAACATGAGCATGTGCCAGTGTGGGGTCGCATCATGATGAGGCTCAGCAACGCGGATCCCGAAAATGCGGATTTCTTCGCGGTGCAGCTTGGCGCGGATTTTCTGCCAGACGCTGCAGAGATAACGCTGCGTATCGGCAGGGCTGGCACCGTTCCATTTGCGGTTACGATGCCCGGTTTTGATTGTGGCGTGATAGCGCGCGGGGGCGGTCAGCGTATAAAACTCGCCGATAAAACCCATTTCGTTGCAGATGTTTTCGAATCCGCGAATGCGGGTCATCAGCTCACAGCGACGGATCGCCGGATTGGCTACACTGCCGTCGTACTTCTCGATCAGGCTGATGCGGTTGCCTTCCTCATCTTCCAGCTCCATTCCCTTCAAAAATTCACGGGTGCGGCGCTTCTGCTCGCGCCACTCAGAAACTGTCATGCTGCTGGCGTAGGGGGTGTGCTTTTTGCTGACGTTAGCCAGGGCAATCTGAAGGTGTTCACGCCATGATGAGGCCACGCGGCGCAGTCGGCCTTTCCACCATTTTTCCGTCTGCATACGCATGATCGCCGGGGTAACTTCCTCCGGGTCAAACAGCCGTGACGTGACTTTATCCCATAATGGCGGGGTCTGGCTCAGC